TCTCAGGCAGAGATAGATGGGTAAAATCCTTTACAAGTAATTGAGAAAATTCAATCATTCAGTTCAGTAGATCTAACAGCACTGGTTACTGAAATTTTAAACTTTAATAGATTTAAAACTAGCGTTCTAGGACTAAGTGTAAATTATTCTACAACTGCTGACGTTGCTAGAGAGATTCGACCTTGAGCTTAAAATATGCCAAGGGTCCCTACAATTTAAAAAACCCAGAGAAGTATATGGGATTAGGGACTCCGTATTATCGTTCAAGTTGGGAGTTAGCAGTCATGCGCATGTGTGACAACAATCCTAACATTCAACAATGGGCTAGTGAGTCAATTAAGATTCCTTATAGAGATCCTCTAACTGGAAAGCAAAGTATATATGTTCCAGACTTCTTAGTAGTCTATGTAGACAACAAACAAAACACCCATGCTGAGTTATGGGAAATCAAACCAGCAAATCAACAGATAAAAGAAAAGGTAGGAAAGAACCCCTACAATCAAGCGCAGTTCGTACGAAATCAAGCCAAGTGGCAAGTAGCTAATCAATGGGCCGCAAAGAATGGGCTTCGTTTTAGGGTTATAAACGAACACGATATTTTCCATACTGGTAAGAAATAAAATAAGTAATAGTATGACTAAGAAACTAGAAGAACTACTAAACATCAGTCCAGCAGAGGAAAAACCTCTAGAAAAGCCTCCAGTCGAGGCAATTCCTGCTCATATTGATCTACAAGAAAACTTAGCGCAATTTGACAAGATTTCAGCCGCTCTACCTACAGTAAAAGGCTTGGGCGATATGAGTGATACAGAACTAGATGCTTTAGCAAGTAAAGCAGAACAAGCATTTGACGATCTTTATGATCTAGGAATGAATGTAGAAGCACGTTATAGCACCCGTATGTTTGAAGTTGCGGGTAATATGCTCAATGCGGCTATTAGTGCTAAATCTGCTAAAATTGACAAAAAACTAAAAATGGTCGATCTTCAATTGAAGAAATTAGCCATTGACCAAAAGAACAACGCAAACAGCGACGGTGGTGTAGTTGCTGGTGAGGGATACGTGATTTCTGACCGAAATAGTCTCATAGCGAAACTTAAAAATATGGATAAATAATATACTGAGAAACTGATATGAAATCATTTAAAGAATACCTATCCGAGAGCAAAAAACAGTACGATTTTAAAATTAAAATCGCTGGTACTTTTGACGCCGATAAAGAAGCAACACTTAAAACAGCTCTAGAGCGTTATAGTGTAACAAGTTTTAAAAAGTCAGGCACAACACCTACACAATCATTACCACTAGATTTTCCAAAGATCCGTAACGAATCAGTTAGCGTCTATGAAGTGGTTTTAGACTATCCTACAACACCATACGAATTACACGAATATATCTGCTCTAACTGTTCAGTCGGCGCAGACTTTGTTGTAGTGCGTAAGCCAGGCGAACCAACTGAAGCATACCAAGAAGAAACAGAAAAGCGTGAAGGCGCTCTGTTACAAGATTCAAACTATACAGAAGTTCCTGCAGTCGACAGCAAGCAATACTATGGCACCGAATACAATCAGAGCCTTGTAAAGGAATTGAACGACTCACTAAAGGCAAACCGTAAAGAACGCGGTGAAGTTATTCCAAGCACTGCTGACGGAAAAACAACAAACGACGTGGCACAAAATAATGTTAGCCCTGTTCGTCAAACAACTTATGATCCAAGGAAATAATTATGATGAAAATGATCGATGTAATGAAAAGATTAGCTGAGTTAGACAGCGAAAACGGCGGCGTTAAAGAGTCAGTTCAAGTTGTTAATGAACCAACCATTGCGCTAATCACCGAATCCATTTCAGAATGCGGAATGGGCATGTCAGAAACTCCTGCTATCGGCGGCATGATGGGCGGTGCTCCATCAACTCCAGCAAGTTTCAGTATCAACGCTAGTGCTTCTACTGGTGACGAAGTTGCTAACATGCTTACACAAATTTTAACACTATCTGGAATGAAAGAAGTCGGTCCAAAAGACATCGGCGCTGAAGAACCAGGTCATCCACTAACAGGTGAGCCTCCAGAAGCTCCTAATGACATCAAAGCGGCATTAGACGCTATTGACCAAGCAGAACAACCAACTGGTGATGTTGCTGGTATGCCAGGCGAAATGGATACAGCAGGCCCAATGGGAACTGCAGACGGCGACGTTGGCGCAATGGCAGATCAAGTTCAAGACATGGCAGACCAATTAAAAGGCACAAGCAAAGATGAATTAGGCTTAGAAAGTTTACGTCAATTTGATAACAGCCCACAAGAGCAAACACGTTCTTACAATCCAAATGACTTTGCTAACATCATTAACAAAGTACGTGATTTTGAAACTGTTCCAGCTCGCGGCGGTGATAACCCACTAAAGCAAGAATCTATCGAACAAGCTCCACAAAAAGATACTAGTTTCTTAGATTTAACAAATCAATTATTCCAAGAATACAACACATTCAAAAATAGTTAATTAACACAGTAATACCAAATAGGCTCTTCGGAGCCTATTTTTTTCAGTAAATAAAGTTATGAGTTTACCAAATAACAGCGGACTAATTAAATCTGCTAACAAGACACAAAAGTTCACCGAACAAGATATCGACGATATCATGAAGTGCGCTGACCTAGAAACCGGCCACAAATATTTCTTAAAAAAATTCTTTGCGATTCAACATCCTACTCGCGGACAAATACAGTACGAAGCATACGGATATCAAGAAGCCCTTGTAGATAGTTTACACGACTATCGATTCAACGTAAACATGCTACCACGTCAGAGTGGCAAAACAACAACAGCAGTAGGATACCTATTATGGTATGCTATGTTTAAACCAGACCAAACAATTCTTATTGCCGCTCACAAGTACACGGGTGCGCAAGAGATTATGCAACGTATTCGTTACGCATATGAACTATGTCCTGATCATATTCGTTGCGGAGTAAACAGTTACAACAAACAGTCGATTGAGTTTGATAACGGCTCACGTATTGTTGCGCAAACAACTACAGAAAATACAGGTCGTGGTATGTCAATATCATTACTATATTGCGATGAGTTCGCATTCGTTCCGGTTAACATTGCCAAAGAATTCTGGACTTCAATTTCGCCTACACTAGCAACTGGTGGTAAGGCAATTATTACATCAACACCGAACTCAGACGAAGATCAGTTTGCTGAAATTTGGTTTGGCGCTATTAAGAACGAAGACGAGTTTGGAAACATTAGAGAAGACGGTCTAGGAGTTAACGGATTCCACGGATATAAATCCAACTGGTGGGATCACCCCGATCGAGACGAGAAGTGGAAAGAAGTTGAGATGGGGCGTATCGGTGAAGAACGTTTCCGTCGCGAGTACGGTTGCGAATTCTTGGTATTTGACGAAACACTTATCAGCAGTTTATTCCTAAGTGAAATGACTGGCAACGAGCCTGTAATTAAGATGGGGCAAGCACGATGGTACAAGAAGATTGATCCTCGATGTACATACGTTATTAGTTTAGATCCTAGTTTAGGTACGGGCGGTAACTATGCCGCAATTGAAGTAGTAGAAGTACCAACTATGATTCAAGCAGGTGAGTGGCATCATAACTTAACTCCTATACAAAGTCAAGTTAAGATTATGCGAGATATCTGTAAATTTATCGATGATGCTTGTACAGAAAAAGGTGTACAGAGTAGCATATACTATTCAGTAGAAAACAATAATATTGGTGAAGCCGCACTAGTTGCGATTAGTGAATTAGGTGAAGAAACATTCCCTGGATTATTCCTAAGTGAGCCTATTAAGAAAGGACACGTTAGACGCTATCGTAAGGGCTATAATACAACAGAAAAAGCCAAAGTTGCTACCTGCGCCAAACTTAAACACCTAATAGAAAACCGCAAATTAACAATTAATTCGCAGAGCTTTATTAGTCAGCTTAAAACATACATTGCTCAAGGTGTTAGTTTTGGTGGTAAAAACGAAGAGCCAGATGACTTAGTAGCGTCTATGCTGGTTAATTTACGTATGATTATGCAGTTACAAGAGTGGGATCCTACGATCTACGACACAATGCACGAGTACGTAAATGACGAAATGGAGCTTCCAATGCCCATCTATATCAGCAGTGGTTTTTAATAAATACACGCATGAACGCAATTGAATTAATCTCACAAGACTTATTTGACAAAGTACGCAGTCGTTTCAGTAACCTACAAATGGGCGACGAAAACGGCGGTGTTACCTTAGATCCAACAGAAGCACGTTTCTTTGATTTTGACTTTGTTCTCGAAGGAAATGACCTGGGTCGTGTAAGCATTAGTATCAATGATTTAGGTACATTAAAAGTATTTTATAGTCAGGGCATTACCGAAGGACAAGATTCAGTAACACAGGGTTATTGGTTCGACTTCTTACGTGAAATGCGTGGCTTTGCCAAACGCAGAATGTTACGTTTTGATACACGTGACATTACTAAAGGCAATTTAGAAAAACAAGATTTTCAATATCTAGCCGTTAACGGATCCAAGGAACCAAACATGACAGAATCATCTATGTATGGCAGCTCAAAGAGTAGCTATCGCCCATTAGAAAAAACAATGCTAATCATTCGCCACAATCACCAAGTTGGTGAAGACAGAGGCGCACGTAGCCGTAGCAATAACATCAACGCTATCTTCATTCAAAATGAAGCAGGTGAGCGTTTCAAGTATCCAACTAATCACTTAGCTGGTGCTCGTGCGATGCAACGTCACGTTGCTAACGGTGGCATGCCTTATGATACAGCAGGTTCCGCAATCATTCAGATGAGTGAACAAATTAAACAGTTATCAACATTTAAGCGTCAAGTTGGTAATGTAGAACAACTAACACAGGAAGCAGTTGGTATTGTTGACCGTGTTGGTAGTAAATTACAATCATTACGTAGCACAGTAGAAAGTATTAGTAAACAAGGTCACTATCAAGAGTGGCGTGAAGGTGTAGAGTCAGCTGAAGCAAACGCATTTAGTGATATTGACGAAACAACTATTGAAGATTACAAATCTAAGTTTACAGTAAGTTCTTTCAAAGAAGATCTAGCACAGTTCTTTCCACTAGTATATTCTATCATGCAGGAAGCTGGCGACTTAGATTTAGAAGATTATGTAGGCGAAGCAAAAGAAGATGATGTATGTCCAGTTTGCGATGCTGATCCTTGCGAGTGCGAGAAAGAAGAAAAAGTTGACGAAATGGCTGAGTTTGAAAACTGGGCTGATACTATTGCTATGGAACGCTTTGAAGATGAAGTGGAAGAAGCAGTCAAAGGTCAAGACGTTTCAGATAAGTCTTGGTTAAAGTCAGCTGGTAAAAAGCCAAGCGTTGGTAGCAAGATTAAGGACGCCGCTAAAGGTATCAAAGCATTTGCCAAAGGCGATCGCGAAGCTGAAAAGAAATTAGATACATACGAAGCATTTTATATGGGTGCTGAAGATTTGCCAGAGTGGACTCGCGATGCGTTACATCGTGTAAGCCGCGGCGAAGTTAAAGATCCAGCAGAGTTATACAGTGAACTAGTTACTGACTTAGGTATTGATGACAACAAGGCTAGCCGTATTGCCCAAATGACATTTACCAAAGGCGGTGGCATTGATATAACAGCACAACATCGTGTTGCTCCTCCAGATGACGGCATGGGTAATATTCCAGGTAGTTCAGCAGACGGTGAAGAAGATGATGATTCTTTCTTAAATCGTTTACGTGGACAAGCTAAGAGCGGCTCAATTAAGCCAGGTGTTGATACTGGTGGTGTTGATGAAGAAACAGACGAAGAAGGTTTTAAAAATTACTCAGCTCGTGAAGTTGCTGAAACTATTCTAAGTCATTATGATCGTGAAACTGGTAAATTTCCACTAGGCGAAACTGGTGTTATTACTAAGATTGGTAAAGAGTACGGCGAGCATGCTAAGACATTAGCCGACGCACTTATCAAACGCTTACAATCAAAGAGCGAAAGCCAAGATCAAATGGAAGCTATAAGCAGACTAGCTGGCCTTCCAGTAATCAACGAAGGTATCTTTGATAAACTAACTGCGTACAAAAACAAACTAACGCAGATGTTTTCTCCAGAAGAAAAACAACAACTTGCAGATGTTGCTAAACAGGCTACGGGTGGTGACATGACACTTTCTTTAGCAAATGCTAAAAAAGTTGGTGCGGCATTACTAGGCGCTAATGAAGATATGCGTGGCTTAGGTGACCTTGTTGCCAAAGTAAAAGGCGTGGCACAAATGCTTGGATTTATAGGTGGTGGACTTGCTATGGCTTCTGCCGCTACAGGACCGTTAGCAGTTACACTTGGTGCTATCGTATTAGCACTTAGCGTAGGATCTGCGGTTAAGGATCTTGCGAAACCTAAAGATGCTACTTGGGAAGAGGGTATGTTTGGATTTGGTATGCCAAAGACAAAAGTTAATGGAACTACATTAATGGTTCAAGGTGACCAAAAAGCAGGTCAGAAAGTTATGGCCGCTTTACAAAAAGCTAATCCAAAACTTGCCGCTCAGGGTAAACATTACGGTACTACCGGAATGGATGGTCCGCAGTATTTAGGAATCCAATTTGCTAGCCCACAGTTAGCACAGCAAGCCGCACAAGCATTAGGTAGCATGGCTGAAACTGCTTCCCAAACAGATCTTGACGATATTGAAGATCAAGATCGCGAACACGAAATAGGTAACGACTACGACGAAGTTGACGAAGATGACAAACAAATGGAATCTATTCGTAAACTAGCAGGCTTAAAGGTTAACGAAACTGGCGAGAAAGGTTCATGGAAAAAAGAAACACCATGGAAAAAGGCTACAAAGAAAGACCCACGTGGTATAGTTACAAATTTAAGTGACAAAGCTCGTAGAGAAGCTGAAAAGAAATCTAAAGAATAAGGTATTACCAACTTAAACAAAAAGGCAGAAATATTCTGCCTTTTTTGTTGACAAGATAAATAAAGTAGCATACAATTAGTGTATGCAAACTTTCTTTTACGTAGTTGCGTATTAGAGAGAGGCAAGTAGTAAACAAAGGCATATTATTAAGGAGAAAATTATTATGGCATCTTTGGCAGAAATCCGCGCTAAACTTCAAGAAGCGCAAAACAAATCAAGTGGTCAATCCACAGGCGGCGGCGACAACGCAATTTACCCACATTGGAATATCTCAGAAAACTCAGAAGCAGTTGTTCGGTTCTTACCTGACGGTGATGCTGATAACACATTCTTTTGGATTGAGCGTGCTATGATCAAGCTAGAGTTTGCTGGCGTTAAAGGCCAGACAGACAGCAAGAAAGTAGTTGTACAAGTTCCATGTATGGAAATGTGGGGCGAAACATGCCCAATCTTAACTGAGGTTCGTCCTTGGTTTAAAGACAAGAGTTTGGAAGAGCAAGGTCGCAAGTATTGGAAGAAGCGTAGTTATTTGTTCCAAGGCTATGTAGTTGACAGCCCACTAAAAGAAGATAAAACTCCAGAGAATCCAATTCGTCGATTCATTATTGGTAGCCAAATCTTTAACATCGTTAAAGCGGCTCTAATGGATCCAGATATGGAAGATCTACCAACTGACTACTTACGTGGTGTTGACTTTAAAATTGTCAAAACTTCAAAAGGTGGTTATGCTGATTACTCAACATCAAAATATGCTCGTCGTGAACGTGCGTTAACTGATGAAGAAAAAGGCGCAATTGAGCAGTATGGTCTGTACAACTTAAAAGACTTTTTACCTAAGAAACCAGGTGAAGTAGAACTTAAAGTTATCAAAGAAATGTTTGAGGCGTCAGTAGACGGTGAAGCATATGACATGGAACGTTGGGGTCAGTATTTCAAACCAGCTGGAATGGGCGGTAGTGGTCAAGCTACAGGTTCTGCACCACGTGCGGCAACTCCAGCAGTAGCATCTCCAGCACCAGTGGCAGAGGAAGATGACGCACCTTTTAACTCTGCGGAATCAGCACCTGCCGTCAAAGTTGCTGAACAGGCTCAAGTGGCGAAAGAAGATGCGCCAGCGTCTAGTGGCTCTGAAGCAAGTGCCCGTGCTCAGGATATCTTAGCAATGATTCGCAACCGTCAGAAAGCAGAATAAGGAGATAGATAATGGCTAAAGCATTTGATATTTCTAAATTTCGCAAGTCAATCACTAAGTCAATTGATGGCTTAGGGGTTGGCTTTAATGACCCAACTGACTGGATTTCAACTGGCAATTACGCACTAAACTATCTTATCTCTGGGGACTTCTTTAAAGGAGTTCCTTTAGGTAAGGTAACGGTGTTTGCTGGTGAATCTGGCGCAGGTAAGTCATATATCTGTTCTGGTAACATTATTCGTAATGCGCAAGAGCAAGGCATTTATGTAGTCTTAGTTGACTCAGAAAATGCGTTAGATGAACAATGGTTAAAAGACTTAGGTGTTGATACTTCAGAAGATAAACTTCTAAAGTTGAACATGGCTATGATTGATGACGTTGCTCGTACTATTTCAGAGTTCATGAAAGAGTATAAAACAATGGATATCACAGAGCGTCCAAAGGTTATGTTTGTAATCGATTCACTTGGTATGTTGCTTACTCCAACTGACGTAAATCAGTTCGAAGCAGGCGAAATGAAAGGTGATATGGGTCGTAAACCTAAAGCACTTACAAGTCTTGTTCGTAACTGTGTAAACATGATTGGTAGCTATAATGTTGGATTAGTTTGTACTAATCACACATACGCATCACAAGACATGTTCGATCCAGATGACAAAATCAGTGGTGGTCAAGGCTTCGTTTATGCTTCTAGTATTGTAGTTGCTATGAAGAAACTCAAACTCAAAATTGACGCAGATGGTAACAAAGTATCTGATGTATTAGGTATCCGTGCCGCTTGTAAGATTATGAAAACACGTTATGCTAAACCTTTTGAAACTGTACAAGTTGAGATTCCGTATTCAACTGGTATGGCTCCAACATCCGGTTTGGTTGACATGTTCGAGAAAATGGGTGTATTATCTAAGGTAGGCAATAAATTAGCTTATACGGATAAAGACAGTGGTGAAATCATTGCTGAGTTCCGTAAGAACTGGACTGAAGATAAGTTGCATATCATCATGAATCAATGGGATGCTAAGGCGGCTGAAACTTTAACCACTCAACCAACCGAACCAGAGGAAGAAGAAGCATAATGGATGAAACTCTAATCATTACAGTTTGGGATATTTTTCGTGAATATATCCCTGAGAAGAATCGTGAAATGGCGGCGAATCAATACGTTGATTTTCTACTAGGTAACGATATCGATCCAGATACATTATCAGGATACACTGGGTATGATCCTCATCTCGACGAAGCAATTAAAACCGTAGTCGAAGAAGAAGGTGTGGAGAAGGATGATCCATACGATGAGGACAACTTAGGTTACGAGGACGAGGACTATTAATGGCTTGGTACAGTAAAGTTAGTAGGGACTTGTCCCACCTACCTGACTGTATTGAGTATTATTATACTCAGTTAGACGAGGCTAGGAAGGAAGTTAAGGTATACGGTAATCTTGAAAGAGCTAGTGCCGCACTTCCTGGCATTGTTGAACAGCGTTTCAACCAGCTTCAAGAAATTGAAGCTGTGTTGGAATACTTAAACATAGAATTAAGACGTACTAGAAGTAAAGCATTTAAGAAGTATCTAGAGAATTATCAACGTGCTCTCAGTAGCAGAGACTGTGAGAAGTATGTTGACGGTGAGGCCGACGTAGTCGATCTAGAGAAAATTGTGAACGAGTTTGCCTTGTTACGCAATCAATGGCTAGGGATTATTAAAGGTCTTGATATAAAACAATGGCAGATGAGTAATATTATTAAATTACGAACTGCTGGAATGGAAGATGTCCATATATAATGATCTATGTAGAAGACTTGATCCTACGGCTATGCGGCGCCGGGAAGTGGCTATTTGACCCTCCCCTGATGCCTGACTCTGGTTGGGAATGGGAGTTTGTTAGTTCAGTAGCTGAACAAATTGGCGTAGGTAATGCTATGCCTGAAAAGCAAGCTATTACTGCCATTAAGATTATCAACAAATATAAACTTGAATTAGAAAAGAAAATTGGTCAACCTATTGACCTTAGCACTCCACAATTCAAACAATCATTTAGAATTTTAAGTGAAGACAAATCAATTACTATCGGAAAGGTTAATGGTGTAGAATCTATCATTGTGCGCTTTCCGTATAACCCGGATGTAATTAGAAGTATTAACGAACACGTAAAGAATAGCGACTGGCAAAGTATCCAGTGGAATTCTAGGCTACATCAAGTAGTGGCCAATTGGGAAGGCACTGATAAATTTTGGCGATTTTCCTTACTCGAAGAAAACATTTTATGGATTGCTAACAATCTATTACCTAACGGATATAATGCCTGCGACCGGTTTCTTGAACTAGTTAACGATGCCAAAGATATTGTCAATTCAATTAATGACTATGCTCCTATGGTTATTAAAGAAGAAGGCTATTACAAGTATAAAAATTGCGCAGATTCTATACAGCCACTTGGTACTAGTAACGTAATTAAATTTTTGTTTGACGCAAAGAATTACGGTATTACTGCTTGGAACGATAAGGTAGATGCTGACTACAAGTCAGTAGTAACATCGGCAGTAACACAGGACTTATTAAACAATACAACTCCAATTTGGATTGATTCAACTAAGCAACCAATTGACGCATTTAAAGATGTTATCAAATATGGTGGGCCTGTTTTGATTATTATTCCAGGTGGTAGCGAAATAGATCATACAGTACTATGGCATCAAATGGCTTTAGATTTTGGTATTACAAATAAAGAAATGGCTGTATTGTTTAGAACACCTAACCAAAATGGTGGTGAATTTAACAAATACGTCAAGGATAATGAACTAAACAACGAAATTAGTGAACGTACTAAAGTTGTATTTGTAAGCACTAAGATTCCTAAGCCGTTGGTAAAATCAGGCATTAAATTTAATACAGTATTAAATCTAGGTTTTTACAATCAATTACATTTTAGTATGAGTGTAGTCTTGCAATCAGCCACCAATATAGTGTATTATACTAATAAACAACCTCACGGGATTACCATTGGCAACTGCTAAACTAATAATTAAAGACGAAGTTAACGTTAAGTTTGAAAATCTAGATCTAGATACAAGAAAAGAACTAGTGAAGAAATTTAAGTATTTCGACAACAAGGCAAGATATATGCCTGCGTACAAACTCGGACGTTGGGATGGTTGTACTACATTCTTTGGACTCGGCGGTACAAGTTATGTAAGTTTGCTAGATCGTATCCTTCCAGAACTAGAACGTATTGGATACTACATCGAAGTAGAAGATGAGCGAGTTAGTCCTGTTTTAGAGTTTGCTAAAATTACTGAAGAGTATTGGGGTGACATGTGTTGGCCTGAAGGACATCGCTTTGCTGGACAACCTATTAGACTTCGAGATGACCAAGTAGGTGTTGTTAATACATTCTTAGAAAATCCGCAGAGTTTACAATCTGTAGCTACTGGTGCTGGTAAGACTATTATGACTGCTACATTAAGTAAGATTTGCGAGAAGTATGGACGAACACTAGTTATTGTTCCAAACAAAAGTCTAGTTGAACAAACTGAAGAAGATTATGTTAACGTTGGATTGGACGTCGGTGTTTACTATGGCGATCGCAAGGACTTAGGTAAGACGCATACTATTTGTACTTGGCAGTCACTAAACATTCTTGATAAGAAAACTAAGAATGGCGAAGCTGATTTAATTACACTTGCTGAGTTCTTAGAAGGTGTTAGCTGTATTATTATTGACGAAGTACACCAAGCCAAAGCAGAAGTATTAAAGAATCTTTTAACACAGAATTTACGTAATGCGCCAATTCGTTGGGGACTTACTGGAACTATTCCAAAAGATGATTTAGAGTTTGAAAGTATCCGTTGTAGCTTAGGCAATGTAGTAGGTACTGTTACTGCGCACGAGTTACAGGAAAAAGGAATTCTATCAGGATGCCATGTAAACGTAGTACAAACACAAGAATGGAAAGAGTTTGCAAGCTATCAAGCAGAGTTAAAGTATCTAGTAACAGATGATACTAGAATGGAATGGATTAGCAAACTAATTAAAGGTATTGCCGACAGTGGCAACACTTTAGTACTAGTTGATAGAATTGAAACAGGTAACTTTATTATTAATGAAATACCAGATTCAGTGTTTATCAGTGGAGCAGTAAAATCAACAAAACGTAAGGAACAATATCGCGAAGTAGCAACAAACGATGACAAGATTATTGTCGCAACATATGGCGTTGCTGCCGTGGGTATTAATATTCCTAGGATTTTTAATCTTGTACTGTTGGAGCCTGGAAAGAGTTTTGTTCGGGTAATTCAAAGTATTGGGCGAGGTGTACGTAAAGCCGAGGATAAAGATTTCGTACAGATTTGGGATTTAACAGCAAATACCAAATACGCAAAAAGACATTTAACAGAACGCAAAAGATTCTATAAGGAAGCCAAATACCCGTTCACTATTGAAAAGGTAAAATATTAACATGCAGATACTAACATTAGACAACAAGACATTCTATTTGAATGATCTACCAGATGAAATTGATGAAGATTTTCGTTACTCGGTTTTAGATAATAGTGATCCCCATAACCCTGATTATTTCTTCCTACCATTGATCTTTTTAGAATCATTTACAGGCCCTGCCGCAGTACTTAAAGTTGGTCCTTATGAACTAACAATGCCGTTAGACTGGTGCTGTATTGTAGGTGATCCTACAGGTCCAGAGATGGAAGTGTTACCGCTTACTAGCCTAAATGATAGAGGTTTTAAAACATTCTGTTTCAATCCAATTCAATCATTCCGTCCAGAATTTCATGAGATTGATATCATTAATATCTATCCAGATGTTAAATGGTACTTTCCTAAAATGAAACCTGGACAATTACTAACAACTCCGTTAACTGGCGGCGATAACCCGATGTGTGCTTACTTTGTTAAAGAAGTTAGTCGCCAAAGTGAAATTGTAGATTATACAAAGTGCTGGTAATATGGGTAGTCTTAAGCCTGGTGCTACTTACATATACGAAAGAGTTGGCGACACCGTGTACGCACGTGAAGCAGGTGCTCCTCCCGAATCTCGGCAAGCAGTTGGTTGGGATTATGATCCGGCGTCTAATCCCCACTTTAATCGAATACGGCAACAAGCACTTTGGGAACAAATATTTGAAGAAGCAAAACATAATTTAGCATTGCAAAAAGCATTAGAACAATGTATAATACTATATAATCTGAGTAAAGACCATGGCACTTGATATTAAACGTGAATTAAACAGCGTAGATCGTAAAGTTTACGACTTCTACGATAATCTGTCAGATCAAGAAAAGAAAGAGTTTTCGCCGTACATTTTAATGAGATATGTTTCCAATGTACAAGGAGACAATGACATTCAAGAATGGTTTATTGAAATGACTAACGAATTAGTTAACAAACACCACTGGCTATTAAGCAAGAATCATAAGGCATTGTTGTGGAAATTGTTTGCGGCAACCGGTGCTGGTGTTACTTGTTATCATCCATATCTTAAAGCAGGTAGCAAAGAAAAAGCAGTTAAGATTGAAAAACTATTAGTAGAATTAAATCCGTCTATGAAACTTAGCGATATTAAACTATGGGCTAAAATGATGGATAAGAAAGACAAAGAAGAACTATTTGATAAAATGGGCTTTGATAAAAAGCAACGTAAGGAATACGAATGAAAGTTGGATTATGGACTGTGGCTGTTCAAGAAGACGGCAAGGTATATTTAGAAGACAACGATTTTCAACACGATGTACGACTATATGTTAACGGTGATTTTGCTACACCGGAACAACATTGGGAATATGCTTCAGTACTGGCTAGAAAACTAAACGGAACATATACAGACTAATGTTCAAACTAGAAGAACAACCTTTCGTTTGCGTTCACTGCGGAAAGAGTTTTATGAAAGAAAAAACTCTAATGGCTCATATGTGTGAGCCAAAGCGCCGTGCTATGCAGAAGACAGAAAAGCGTGTTCAAGCAGGTTATATGGCGTGGAATCGTTGGTATGCGCTAAGTCAAAATCAACGTACTCTAAAAAGCTATGAAGACTTTTGTAAAAGTTCTTACTACAACGCCTTTGTTAAATTTGGTAGTTTTGTAACTAATGTTAACCCACTATACCCGGACAAGTTTATCGACTTTGTTATTAAGAGTGGAGTTAAGTTAGACCATTGGTGCCGTGATGAGTTATATGATACCTATCTAAAAGAAATTCTAAAGATAGAACCAGTCGAAGCCGCAGTACAACGTTCAATTACAACTATGATGGAATGGGGTGATAGTAGTGGTGCTCAATGGTTCCATTACTTTAACTATGCCAATTTTAATCGTGCGGTTAGTGATATACGTAATGGTAAAATTAGTGCGTGGATCGTGTTGAATTGTACTACTGGTAAAGCTATGCTTGAAAATATGAATGACGAGCAATTAGAATTAATTCAGACTGTTTTGGATATTCCTTTCTGGGTACATCATTTTAAATCTAAAAAAGCTGACGTGGAATTAGTAAAAGAAATATGTAGGGAGAGCGGAATTGAATAAAGAAAATTTAGTACGTGTACTCAAAGGACAGGATAAGATACAGAGCTTTCGTTGTAGTGTACTAGACTGGCACCGCTGGACTACCTGGAGTATGATTGAACAAGATTGGGAAAAAGGTCCACTGAGTCCGAGACTGCGATGCTATTGTGCTGATTGTGGTCGTACACGATTTGAAAACCCTTACAGCAACACACTTAGGAAGAACTCAGAATGAGCAGAGTATTACCAATGTCAGAATCTCTTATGAAATTTTGTAAAGTGTTTAATGCTGAAGTATTAGATAGTGATAGAAAATTTAAACGAGTAAAAATGCCAAGTTGGCCGGATTACGAAAACCCCGATATCAGTTATGAAGTTGAAGAACTTCCTGCGGTCGCAATTCACCTACCTCGTGAAAAACTTAAAGATTTTTTAAGTGTAGTTGACGAACAGCGATACAAAGAATTAGAAATTAGAGATCAAGTTCCGGCAGTAAAAAAAGCATATGAGCATTACAAAATGTTATTGAACATGTGCGGAGGAGATTACGATGCCAGATATTGATATTGACTTTTTAGATCGAACAAAAGCTCTAGAAGTATTAGAGCACGTACCTGCGGTTTTGGAAGATGGTAAGAAACATAACACCGGAGTTTACTGTCAACGCATACCTAACAATCCATTAACTGGATTAGCTAGCATTGATTACAAAACTGCCGAAGACCGCGGATATATGAAGATAGATTTTTTGAATGTTGGCATATATCAAGGTGTTCGTAATGAAGAGCATCTGATTAACTTGATGAATACTGAGCCATTATGGGATCTACTGCTAGAAGACGACTTTACCAATCAGCTATTTCACGTAAACGGACATGGTTCTATTCTCAGAGAGATGAAACCCAGAAGCATACCGCAACTAGCGGCAGTATTGGCAGTAATTCGTCCAGCAAAAAGACATTTGATCGGAAAAGATTGGACAACCGTAATGAATGAAGTGTGGGTTAAGCCGGTAGGTGACGAATATTTCTTTAAGAAAGCTCACGCTGTGGCGTATGCGGCTGCAATTGTTGTACAGATGAATTTAATCTGTGAAAACCTAGTCTAACCTTTAGTTCTAAAGGTCCTAACTAGTTGTATTGACTTACGCTTGATGCGTTTTTCAGCAATCTCGCTCAAATTTACAGTTGGCCCAAAAACTATACTAACGTCTTTGCTATTAAAGGTTTTAATATAGGGCCTAAACTGTGCCATCTCAAGTTTTAGGAAAATGTTGATAGGAATCTTGCGATTGCTCTCCCACCACCATGTTTCTCCAAGCTCTAAAAACAAAGATTTTTCAATTTCTGTCCGTATAGTGCTAAAGTCGTAGATGCTGGTTACGTTATTGTCAAAATTTATGACAATACCTACGTATTCGTCTTCGTTACATTTAATACATGAAATGAACGGAAAGTTTTGTTGAAATTCGGTGTCTTTATTATGTCTCATTAATCAATAAATATGTGTATGCAGAAATTACCTGTCTATTTATATACCAACATCTACCAAGTTGTGCTAGATTTGGACAATTCTCGAGGTGTAAACAACATCATGTATCAACGCAACCTAATATTTCAAAAGGGCCTTAAAAATAAGGTTCAAATTCAGTTTAAGAACTCAGACCAAAAGCCAGTCGACGTATCAACAGGGACATTTTTCTTCCGTATGTTCAGCGCAGACAATGTAATGCCATTTGAACCGAAGCAACTTGAAATAATTGATGACGGAGTTACTACTAGTACCCGTGGGTTGGCGGTATTAACCCTAACTGAAAGTGATACCATGGATGTTATGCCTCAGACTTATACCTTTAATATCTCTGCGTTGGATGCCGAAGGTAGTTACACTCCTGCATATTCCAATACATACTACGGTATGGCTGGTACTGCTGAAATTCGTGATGATGTTCAACCATTCTTAACCGAAAGTTTGGCAGTAACCGAATTTGGATGGTATCGTGACCAACCAAAAGACCGCCAAGGTATCTCCCAGCTTAACTGGTGGAGCTTCAGTGGTCCGAGCATGTTGGCCAACCCAGCATTCAACTCAAACAATGGTCTACAGACATTACAGTTTTACCTAAATAATTTTAAGGGTCACGTGGATGTTTACGGAACTCTCCAAAATAACCCAAGTGGGCAGGGCAATGCCAACGAAACATACGCATTAATCCAAACTATCAACTATGATAAGAATTTTACCGGAGTTGACTACGTTAACGTAATTGGTAACTATACCAATCTTAAGGTAAAGTATGTACCAGATGGTGATACTCTGGGTGTTAATTGGTATGGTGCTTCCATACCGGGTAATCCAACACCAAATCAACCATATTGGCCTAACGGGAAGATTGACAAAATCCTATTTAGAAGTTAAAATAGTTGCATGAACCTGATTCAGGCAACCTTTATAAACTTCTTACCTGCGAAAAGAAAACAAACCCCAAGTGGGTGGGTTAGCTTTAACGCACCCTGTTGCGTCCATAATGGGGAGAAGGTAGACAAACGCCAGCGTGGTGGTGTATTGACCAGTGGTGAAGGTGGTTTTCAGTACCATTGCTTTAACTGCGGGTTCAAAGCAGGGTGGAGTCCAGGTAAACTATTAAGTAAAAATACTAAAAATCTCATGCGTTGGATGAGCATGCCAGATGACGACATCAACAAACTTACACTAGAGGCCCTGAAGAATAAGGAAGAATTAGCGGCCACGCCAATTCCACTAAATTTTGGTCTCGAACCCCGAGAATTGCCAGAAAATTGCCTTCCTATACAAACATGGATCGACGAAGGTTGCGAGGATCCAGACTTCCTAGAAGTAGTTGCGTACATTTTTGATCGTGGCATGGAGCTTGACTGGTATGACTGGATGTGGACTCCTGAGCCCGGTTATAAGGACCGTGTAATTATTCCATTTTTTCATGAAAAAGTGGTGGTAGGCTGGACAGGACGTAAAATTAGAGATGGGCGACCAAAGTACTTGACTACAGCACAACCGGGTTATGTTTTTAATATCGATGCTCAGTCGCATGATAGAAAATATGTAATTGTTGTTGAAGGACAATTTGATGCCATCGCAGTAGACGGTGTGGCAATCATGCATAATGACCCCAATCAGACGCAAATTTCCAGGATTTCTGCGTTGGGTCGTGAAGTCATAATTGTCCCTGACAACGACAAGGCCGGGGCTAAATTAATATCCGCGGCTATTGAACAGGGATGGTCCGTTAGCTTGCCTGACTGGGGCCCTGACGTAAAAGACGTAGCAGACGCAGTGAAGAAATTTGGTAGAATTTACACTCTTTTTACCATTTTAAAGTACCGAGAAACAGGCGAAACAAAAATTAAACTATTGAGAAAAAAACTTGAACACAAACATGACGAATCCACAACCACCTAACTATAGCTCAGAAATTCAGAAGCTGTATCTCGAAATGTTCATGAGCGATGCCGAGACATTTATTCGCTGTCAGAACATATTTGACCCTGAAAATTTCGACAGAAAACTCCAAGAAGTTGCGGGCTTTATTAACACCTATGTAAATGAATATAAGGTGATGCCTGAGTCAAGTATTGTTAATGCGGCATGTAATACAGCACTAAATCCAGTCGCACTACCAAGAGAAAACTATGATTGGCTCATGGATGAATTTGAGCAATTTAGTCGTCATAAAGGCTTAGAAAGAGCAATTTTAAAGTCAGCTGATTTACTTGAAAAGGGCGATTACGGTCCTGTAGAAAAGATGATTAAGGATGCTGTTCAAATTAGTTTGAACAAAGACATGGGTACAGATTACTTCTTAGACCCACGTGGACGTCTCGAAGGATTGAAGAATAGTAATGGTCAAATTTCGACAGGTTGGCCAAGCATTGACAAGAAATTATATGGTGGATTTAACCGAGGTGAACTTAACATTTGGTGTGCGGCATCAGGTGGCGGTAAATCATTATTCCTCGCTAACCTAGGATGTAACTGGGCATTGGCAGGGCTTAACGTAATTTATCTTACATTTGAGTTGAGCGAAGCACTTGTAGCTATGCGTATGGATAGTATGTTAACTGATGTGCCAACTCGTGAGATTTTTAAGAATCTTGAGGATGTTGAACTTAAGGTTAAGATGCTTGGTAAGAAAGCAGGAAGCATACAAATCAAATATTTGCCAAGTGGTAAGAACGCAAATGATATTCGTGCGTACTTGAAAGAGTATCAAGTTAAGAAAGGGTTTAAACCAGACATTATCTTAATTGACTACTTGGATTTAATGATGCCAATGAGTGTTAAAGTTAGCCCAAGTGATTTGTTTGTTAAGGACAAATATGTATCGGAAGAGTTACGTAACTTAGCAATGGAAACTCAATCTATTGTATGTACAGCGAGTCAGTTGAATCGTAGTGCTGTTGAAGAAATTGAGTTTGATCACAGTCATATTTCAGGCGGTTTATCAAAGATTCAAACGGCAGATAACGTAATTGGTATCTTTACAAGTCGAGCAATGAAAGAACGTGGACGTTATCAAATTCAGTTTATGAAGACACGTTCAAGCTCAGGTGTTGGACAGAAAGTTGATTTAGAGTTTGATGTAGATACTTTGCGAATTAAAGATTTAGGCGACGAAGATGACTACAACAATAAACCTAAAACAAATATCTATGACAGTTTGAAAAAGACAAGTACAGTTCTTGATCAAGAAACTGGTGAGATTAAATCAGATCCTATGGAAGGAATTCCAGTAGGTAAGATTAAAGGTGTACAGGGCAATTCTAAAGTTAGGGAATTGTTAGCTGGATTGAATCCAGAAAAAGATTAAAACAGAGTTGATATTTTTTGGTTGACGCAGTGGTTAATCGCAAGTTGCCACTGCTCTTCCCCTGTTCCAATTAAACATACTTCAGAAGTAGCAGGAGCAGTTAACCATTGATGATCAACAGTCCACGGATGTTGTCCGCTCATTTCCCCTTCAAGTTGTCCAGCACTCCAAGCCGCTAACCCAATACCAATTCGATACAGCGCAGGGCCTTCGCCTTGGCTAATTGCGGCCAACACGCTCATATCTCCCGTAATGCCCAATTCTGGAGTTATGGGTAAAGTGCTAGGACTGGACCAATCTAAGCTGTGTACTACATGCACCCTAGTTGGTTCTACTGGACCACCTACATATACCTTAGCAGGGTTATTATACTCAATTCCAGCCGCGGCCATAACTGCTCGTATATCTAAGGAACTTGCTTCTCTGTTTACAGTAACTCCCCAAGCGCCATTGACGCCGTGTTGGACAACTAGGATCACTGCTTTGGAGAACAGATTACTGTGGGTTTTGGGTTGGGTTACAAGTATGTTACCTGCGAGCGAGTTGAAAACAGTCATACTGGTATTTACGCTATAAATAACTCATAATGTACATCTTTGAGTTTAATTCCCCGATTGAAATACACAACGAGCTAAACCCTGCTCTGTGGGACGACGATCAAATTAGACGTGAAATCAGCGTCAAACTGCTTCAAATCGCCAAGGAATTCTATCATTTTCTAGGGGTTTCGACGCCGATCGAAGACGTTTTAATCACGGGGTCCCAAGCCAACTACAACTACACTAAACAGTCTGACATAGATCTTCATTTAATTGTAGACTTTAGTAAGGTAGAATGTGAAGGTGAAGTTAAAGAGCTGTTTGATACCAAACGTAAACTTTGGAAAAAGGAACACGATATTACCATTAAGGGTATCGAGGTTGAGTGCTATGTTGAGGATTCAAACGAACCCGCAGTAACTTCTAGCTATTCAATTATCTCAGATGAATGGGTTAAACAGCCTAGTAAAGATATTAAGGATTACGATCGTGAACGAGTAGAGAAGCTAGCAACTTTGTGGGCTAGCACAATTGACTCTGCTATCGACAGCGACGACTTATCAACGTGTTCAACAGTCAAAGACTACCTAGGAGTGTTCCGCAGAACTAACCTAGCTAAGGATGGAGAATTTGGTGCTGGGAACCTTGCGTTCAAGGCTCTACGCAATTCGGGATATATCGGAAGATTAATGGATAAAATTGGCGACCTTAAAGATCGCCAACTTAGTTTAAGATAACCAGGGTGGAATTCTAACCACTGGTGCTGATTCAAGTTGCTGTAGTTGTAGTGTTAAATTATCAGTCATTTGAGCAATAACATCTTCGCCCAAACTATTCTCAACTAATTCTTCAACATGCTCTTGTGTAACTTGAGCGTACTCAACAAAATTTTCTACAGTTCCTCTTTCAAAGACTGCGTTATCAATTAGAGTTTCGCCATACTGAGGAACACGATTACCTTGATCGTCCGCTCCCCATAATGTCCAATAAACTCTAGAAATAACTTCATTGTACTGACCAATGGTTACTGTTTCTAATTTACTAAAATCCCAGTCGAATGTATATTGTGCTTGTGCCATACGACTATTTATTAGAAATAATATCCATTTGGACGTTGGAAGTAAGTTTCGCAACCTTCTAAAGTACAGTTATCTTTACGATGATCGCACCAGAAGTTTACACCTAATCCCTGCGCAATAGCCATACCAACTGACTGGTTGCCCAAGTACAAATCACTACCCTGAATTACCTGAGCTAGCTCTAGTAAGTCTTCTGTAGGGTAGTGTTGAATGTTGATCTTAAAGTCCTCTTCGTAGTTGGCATGTTCTTCTTTAGTACCTACAAATACTGCCTGCTTGTACCATTCTTGCTGAACTACATTCTGCCATACCTGATGTACTTGTCCGTTACCGTATCTGTCAGTTTTAGAAATCACTATGTGCTTTCCTGGCACCTTTACTGGAGTGACGTTAGTCAACCAAGGCTTAGTAATCTCTGGTTCAAACTGCGCAGGATCTAAGCCAACTGCTAGGGAATACTGTTTGCCGTAGTGGCCACGGTCAATTTGATTACCGTAAAACCAGCAACAGATATTATCCAATGGATGCGTGATTTCCTCACCATTCCATACTGCCCATTTCTTAATGTAGGGCTGTGCTTCAATCAATGGAGCCAACAGGTCAAAATCCTTTTGACGCATACGACCACTGTGTGTGCCACCGTTAGGCCACCCAATGACATTCTTACATAAGTTGTCTAGGTTTTCTAGACGAAGATAAAATTCTCCACCACCTAACAAGCGGATAGGAATCATACTATAGATGATATCACCAAACGTCCAAGTCTGACTAAAAGTTAGTGTATCGCCTGGTTTGTATGGTGCTGGCTCGTAAGGGCCTGGTTTGAATTTGTAGAACATGTTGATCCTTTAAGTGCGTATATTATAGCACTATTTACAATTCAGATCAAATGGAGTAGGTACTTGTTGAAACTGCGCCAGTTTGGGTATTAAACGCAGGAATTTGTATAGCAGGCTGTTGACTAGCAGTATATGTGTCTATGCTACGTTGCCAAATTGTTGTACTGATAGTTGTAGTAGCTAGATCGCGAACTGCTAGATATTGTAGGTAATTATGCCCAATGATCCATCCTAGCGCATCTTGACTAGTAGCTGTGGTAACATCGCTAGATCCCAGTTCGAATCCTGTGCCAGAACGATTAAAGTTGTCAGAGGCTAAAATGTTACCATTTGCTGGATCAATTACATAACTGGCAATACCACCGCCCATTGTTGCTGTTTGAACAAACACCGTTACCGTAGTTGACGTAAAGAATGTGCTGACAAAACCAGTTAAGGTATTTGTACCCTGTATATGCCATCCTATGCTGTTGACTACGTTAGGGTAGGTTGTAACAGGAATGTAAGTAGCAGTACTAACATAGACCGCAGGAGTTACTGACCAGTTATCGATGTAAGTTTCAAAGATAGTCGAGCTAAAAGCTGAGGATGTAGAATCAAAAACGATCATAGATAAATTCTTTGCTGTAAAGTCATAGTTACCGCAGGACGCTCAAGATGATCTAGTAATTCGAAATTCCAATCTATGTCCGTGCACCCTAATCTAGGCTTAACACGACCAACAGTATAGCGTACTCGCATACCTTTGGTAATCTCAGTATGCCCAGGCCATGCCCAGTTTCTGTAGCCTAGATCTACTACTTCTTTAACATCTACTAGCCCTACTACTCGCTTAAAATAGCGAATTAATAACGACATTTCGGCAGAGCCCGGAATTACTTCTGCTCCTGTAGCTGAGTCTATAGGTAGCGAGTTAGGCCAATTGATTTCAGCTACTGTAGGGTCAAATACAGTACTTTGGGCTCCGTTTCCAGGAGATAAATTAGCCAGGATAAGAACCGCGGGAGGGTCTCTAGTTTCAACGTTGACGGTAAATAGCATATAACGTATTTAACTGTTTAAGTCAGTAAGGAACAAAACATGCCATATCGCATTTATCAAGGTAAAGAAATTCTAGCCCAGGGCCCGATAGCCCTACGAAGAGGTGAATTATTTTTAGAGTTAGATACTCTAGAGTTATTTGTCAGCGACGGAACATCAGGTGCTATTCCTGTTGGCACTGGCGGGGGCGGCGGATCCTTTACAGGTACAGTGGCATTTAGCCAACTATCCGGACAAATTGGAGAAAGCCAAATTGCCAGCGGTAGTATTATTAATACTCAACTGCGCACAGACAATCAGCCCACAGCAACGTGGCTACTATCAGCTAACGGCACAGGCGGATTTGCGTGGGTAGCACCAGGAAGCGGTGGCAACACCAACGTGAGTCTAGCTGGACAAACTGGCGACTACAACGACCTTACTCACAAGCCTGTATTCACGCAGGGCAACTTACGTAATACCAATCAAGTAGTTTCAGCTCCTAGTTTATCAACTGGATCTACATATATAATTTCTAACCTAGGTAACAGTGATTTTACTCTAGCAGGCGCAGGCGCTAACGTAATAGGTACTGTATTCGTAGCTACTACAACTACAACGGGTGGCGGTACAGCTCAATTACTAGAGCGTTTTTCCGTGGCTCTAACAGGCAACTACAAAGACCTATTAGATACCCCTACACTAGTATCAGCATTTACTAACGATGCCAGCTATGTTAGCACAGTGACTCTAGCCAGCTATGTAACAACTAGTCAAGTAAGTCAACTCGTAGGTCAGCAGATTGATGCGGCCATTGCCAACTCAGGCACATTCTATACAGTATTACAAGAACTATCAGCCCTAAGCACCAGCACTGGTGTTACAGATGCGCTAGCCAATAGACTGCGTGTTGACATCAATACACAAAATCTAACTACTCAGCAGAAGGCCAACGGTGTTGCTAACCTAGGACTTGCCGCAGTAGCAACTTCAGGTAGCTATCTTGACCTACTAGATGTTCCGCAAACGTTCACTATTACTCCAGCTACTAACTCTACCATCGGTGGCGTTATTATTGGTACTGGTCTAACAGTAGATCACACAGGACGTATTGCTCTAGAACAGAACACAGGTACTGTTAGCGTTAGCCTAATTCCTCCAACCAGCTTGAAAGGACAACTGATCCAGACAGCAGGTGAATTACTAGGTGATGCCAACTATGTGTATCTAGCACAGTCTGGCTTTACACCTACTGGATTCCAAACTAACCAAACAGCCAGTTCAGCTACCAACATTATTACCACAATGAGCAGTCAGTGGTCAGCTACTATTCAAAACGCACAGGCTACATATCAGCCTGGACAGTGGCATATCTATAACAGCAACAAGCTACAAGACTACTCAGTAATAGCAATTAATCAAAACTCAGGTATTGCTTACTTTACTATTGATCAACTGGTCAACTACAACTCCGGTGATCAGTACTATATTCAAACTAGTGACACTTGGAAGCGTATAGGTCAAATGGACTCATACGGTACTAGCCAGCAGAGCATCGCAGGTACACCGGCAACTACAGTCGCCCTTAACCCAGTAATTAACTTACCACAAGGGCAGACATACGGTACAACAGCTACTCTAGTGACCCTAGACTGCTCAGGCATTACCTACGGTGAAATTGCCATCAGCTTTACAGACACCAACAATACTGAGTACTATAAAGGAACACTAGAAGTATTCCTATACCCAGACTTGTCATATATTATTCACCCAAATATTGCTGGTAACAAAACAGACCGAGTAGTTCTAGGTTATTCAAACAGCGCCAGCGCAGTATATCAAAATACCGCGCAGATCAAGATTCCAGTCTACAACGGTGATCGTAACGTAGGACTTAATCAAACTCAATCAACCATTGCTATTAGTCAAGTCAAGTACACTTGGTTAGTACGCACTAACATATAAGGAAATATCATCATGTCAGAACAACAAAAAACAGCTATTGTATGGACTCGCCCAGGATGCAGTCTATGCTATCACGTAGTAGATCGCCTAACACGTCAAGGTGTTACTGTAGAAGAACGTAAGATCGATGCGTTCCATTGGACCTTTGATCAGTTTAAACAGGCTAGCCCATCATGGTCAAACTTGCCAGTTATACAGTTACCAGACGGCACTCTATTAAAGAACATCAAAGAAGTAGATGAGTGGATTGGAAAAGATCCAGAACAGAAGATTACCTTCCATCCTAGTGCGGTGGGGTAAAAAGGATACCTGTCACAAGCGGCGAAGCCGCGGTAGCGCAAAAACAAAAATATAGGGCTTTTATAGCCCTATATTATTATCAACAGTATTAATAAGTTCAACAATTAGTAAACCACTTACACCAAGTCCACATAGTAGCAAACTCCCAGTATAAGCATACAAAGGCCAAAGTTAGCCACAGCCATTGCTTAAGACTAAATTTAACTTCAGGTTCTTGCCAGTCGCTCATAGGTATAGTTTAATCCCATATAATAGTAACCCTTCCAAGACTGCTAGTACAGCCAAGAGAAACCACATACGCCATATAAAAGGGATCTTTAAACGAGTTTTCCCCATTTTACTCTTAACCATAAGCGTTCCATCACATACTGTACAATAGCTAAGACAAAGTGTATAGCTACAGCTTCACCTAAGCCAGTCCATAGCGCAGTAATAGCTAGAGCTGTAAAACGATAGCTAAGAGTACGAACCCATGTACGTGCGTGGCTTTCTATCATGCTGGAGTATCACCCTTGGGAGTATGTAGATCAATCTTAGCTTGATAAGCCGCTATAGTAGTCTTAGCACGATTGATCTGTACGTCAACATCCTTAAGACGATCACGATCATTAAATGTAATCTTTGACTCTTCTAAGGGTAAAGCATTAATGATGTTTTGACGATATGCTTCTAAGCGTATGAGCTTCATTTCGATCATACGTATATGAGCATGGAATTTGTTTATATTGAACATACACTTAATTAGCCCAGCGTAGAATAAACATAGTACAATCTGAAGCACGTTGAAACGCTATACATGCTTGATAATACTCTTGATCTTGCGTAGAGCTGAATATCCACTGTCCAGAACCTATATGACTGTCTAACCATAACTCTAGCAGTAATAAACTGTCTATCCAGTCTTGCTGACGTGCTACAGTAGGGTTATCTGGCCAGGGTACTACAGCTTGATACGGGAACTGTTCCTCTAGTTTGGACAACATACAAGTACTTATCGAGACCGCTATAGCAGTCTAAAAAATTGCTAGCGCAAATTTTTTTGATTTCAGATCTCAGAAGGGGGCGAAGTTTTGGTAAAAGCTAAAAAAATCCTGTGCAAAAAGTATGAAGGCCACAGATCTGTACCCCTGGTGATACAGTCTAACTACTGGGGTATTTTGCGCATGCTTGCTTGCTTGCGCTTGCTTGTAG